CCAGCGAAGACGGTCTTACCGACGCCCAAAGGTCACGAATCTACGGAAGAGGTAGCAAGGAGTTTGAAATGTCCAAGGCTGGAATAAACCCACAAACTGGAGTAAGATTTGCAGTCGAAGAGGAAGAGCGCAAGAGAGAAAGAGATTTCGATGAAGCGCGAATAGCTTCTCTAGCTCAGAGCGATCCAACTAAACTTCAAGAGGTAACAGAGCAAGCCAATGCTTTACTCAAGGGATACATGGGTCAAGATGGACAAGGAATGACGAAGCAACAAACTGACGACCTAAGACGCGAAATCATGATGAGTCTACTTCTACCTGGTAGAGATACATACGATAGCCCATTCATGACAAACTTACCAGCTAGCTAATGGAACCAGAAGAAATTGAAAACGAAGAAGAGACTAATGTTGAAGAGCCAAATGAAGAGCCAAAGGGAGTCCCTCTCAAGGCTGGTCAAATCGCTGGTTCAGCTGCTACCGAGATAGGTTTTGGTATAGGCGGTGAAATAGCCGCTACGTTTCTCAGAAAAAAAATACCCTTCGCTGGGGTAGGCGCTAGATTTTTATCTGGAGCCATAGGTAGTGCTGCAGCTCAAACTGGCTTCGAAGACAAGGGAACTGCAGATTTAAGCTTGGGCAGAATAATTGCAGCGGGTGCAGCCAACACTGTAAACCTGAAGGGCAAGGGAGTAAACCTGAATCCAGCCACAAGCCAAATGTTCAAGGGCGCAGCTATTGCTGGCGGTGAAAGAACCGCAGCCGACCTTATTGATACTGGCGAAGTAGACCCTATGGGTTCTCTTATAGCTATAGGCACTGGTGGCTTGGTGGGCAGGGGTCTTGGAAGTATAGACGCTAAATACTTCAGCACCGCCCACAAGATGATCGGTAAGAAAGCAAAGGAGATCGATGAATTAATAGCTACTAATCAGCTCAAGAACGAAGACGTAGCAGAGGTTCTTTCTCCGATTCTAGGCAAAGAAGCAACTGAAAGACAAATAATAAAAACCAAGGACAGGCTTCAGAGAGAGTTCTTGGCGAACGAGCTCTCGCAATCCGAAACTCCGATACGCAGCGCACTGATACGTGCCCTCAACTACATAGCTCCCGCAAGGCAGATCGGCAAGGGCGCTAGAGAAGGTTATTACAAATATCAGAACGACATGCAAAGGGCTGAAGCCCTTAGCACTAAGATAGATGCCAAGATAACAAAGGTCGTATTGGACAGGGAAGACCTGAAGGCTGACATAAGCACTTTCATGGACGGAGGCGAAATGTCTTCAAAGCTAGCCAAGGAGCCAATCGCTGGAGACCTCCAGGCGATAAGGGATATTGAGATCAAGGCAATGAAAGATCTCTACGACATACTTGAGGAGACCGACGAGTTCGACTTGTTGCCGAAGGCACAGAAGGAGCTCCTGATGACAAGGATGCAGGAGCAAATACAGCTGGGATACAGAAAGTATGACACTGCTACTTACAAGGCATTTGTCGATAAGAAGTTCACTCCAACTGAAGCCCAAGAGGTTGCAGCAAGGGCTGAAGTTCTTGCTGTCCTTGAAAGAAAGGCAAAGGATGCTGGCAAAGATATTTCAGACGAAAAGATCGCCAAGCAAATACAGAAAGATGTAGATGATCACTTCAGTCATCTGCAATCCATGTTTGCGAAGGACAGAAGGCTGTCTCAAAAGGCTCTTGTAGCTAGCCTTCCTGGTAGGTTCGAAATGAAGCTTGAAGGGCACTTGCCAGGTCCAGCTGAGAGAGCTTTCCTGGGAGAGGTTACTGCAGACATACAAAAGTCTGGGTTCCAGGCGAAATACAGAATCAGAGATTCAAGAAGGCACGTAGCTCAGATTGAATCTAATCTTGCCGTTATAAACGCCCTGAAGGGCACGAAGCAAATCAGGACCCGTAAGGAGCCTGGCTACACCGAGCTAAGCCTTCCAGGCATGAAGGGTGTAGATGCTGACGGTAGGCAGCTTTACATTCCAACGGAAACTGCGCACGCAATAAGTAAGCTATACGAATCAGAGTTCTCTGAGATGATGGCAGACGGAACCGCTGGCTACGTAAATCAAATTTTCGGTAGCCTGGTTGCATACTCAAAGGCGGTGAAGGTTATTTACAATCCTCCTTCTTATATGGTGAATGCGATCGGGGGAGCCATTGCAGCAGCCTCCAACGGAGTAAATATATTTAGTAAGAACTATTTCAGGGGCGGTAGACTCGCTCTATCCGAGCTAGAGGGAACAGCCATTGGAAACGTCGCAGGAAAGGTTACCAAAAAGCAGGAAGCTGCTTACAGAAAAAAGTTGGTTGCAGAGATAGATGAAATGTATGAATACGGCATTGGCAATGCTAGTATCGCGGCAAATGAAGTTGCTGCAGCCATAAGGAACGGCAAGGTGGGAAACCTTGCTGAGCGCATGACCAAAACGATGGGTAAGCTTTACAGCGTCACGGATACCGCAACAAGATACGCTATCTGGAAGAGCAACCAGAAGATGATACAAAATAAGCTTGTCAAAAATGGTGTAAACCTGAGCGAGGATCAGGTTAAGAGAATGGCAGCTTCTTTAACAAATGACACTTATCAGAACTACGAAAGAACAAGTAGGCTAGGAAAGTATCTTTCTCGACGAGGTTTGCTTCCTCCCTTTGTTACATTTACACTTGAGCTTGCCAGGAACACAATGAACCAGGCAAGATTTGCTGGTGAAATGATTCACGGGGCTAGCTTTTTCAAGCGGTTCGACATAGAGCTTCCAGCAAATGAAGCTCAGAGAGCAGCTGTAATGAACGCGATGCGCAACGAAGGCTTGAAGAGAGCTGGACTGCTTGTAGGTATTCTGGCTGTTTCCGCAGGATCCAAAGAGTTCCTGTCAAGGGGCATGGAGAAGGTTCCTCAAGTTGAAGGAGAAGCTTTGGACGGAAAAAAGGAAAGAGACGATTTTGCTTTCTTTGGATTCAGTTACATGCGCGACAAGGACTTCATGGCTACAATCAACAAGGAAAACAAAAAGGGAACTTTTGCCATGACCAGTTATCTCTTTCCGCATGCAACATTGACGCAGTTTGCTTCTGCGGTTATTGATGCAGCTTCGCAAGGAAAAGAAAATGAATACGACACGACCAAGACTTTAACTGGATTGATATCAGAAGAGCTCATGGGGGAAGGCACGTTCATCAATCAAAACGTAATGCGTGCAGTTGATAATAGAGACATTTACGGGGAGAAGATAACTACAGCAGAGGGATTTGAAGCCTTCAAGGAACTGGTAGGTGAAGTCATATTCGAAACATTCAAGCCAGGGGTAGCCCGTGAAATACAAAATCTTAGAGGCGCGATTAACGAAACTGGAGACTTCACAATGTCTGAGGTATTGTTGCGTCAGATAGGAGCCAGGTTCACAAAGATTGACTTCAACCAGATGGCAAAGCGAAGAATCCAGGACTTCGTCGAAAGATATTCTGATGCCAGGGGCAACTACACTACTGACTTTAAATACAAGTTCACCGAAGGAAAGATGACCCCAGAACAAATCGAAAGGTCTTACCAGGAGGCAGTAAAGGACTCAAAGGCGGCTTTTGATAGAATCGAAGAAGCCTACAACAGACTGGACTCGTTCGGATACGACAGGGACGAAAAAATTAAACTGATGAAAGAAGCGGGTGTAAGAAGCGCTGACATATTCAGAATAACTAAGGGCATGGACTTTGAGCCATTCAAGAAGGGCGCAACGGAATCTATCCAAGAGCAATACGATGCAGAGATGGAAGGAAAGACTAAGTCCGAGAAGGTATCTACAATCCGCAGGTTGAAGAGCGGAAGCGCCGAAGATCGGAGAAAGGCAGACAGGCTTATAGCGGAAGACAAGAGAAGGTTAAACAACCGCAGAAGGGGCAGAACCGAGCAGGACTTGCTATTGCTGAACCTGAACATATCCGACAGGACAGACCTGCTCAGGCAAATGAACGCTCACATAGACAGATCGCTGTTCCTAGAGATGAGAAGGAAGGGGATCATAAATAACGAGATCGCCAGGGCTCTGCTGTCTAGATAAAAAACCCCCCTCACGCACTCGACACGCAAGGGGGGCTATATGACAGAAAAACCCCCCTTGTGCCATGAATCACAAGAGGGGGAGGCTTAAACAGGGTCAAGAACTAACCCGCCCTTCGTTACCTAGGGGCTTACCTCGGAATAATTTTTACTCTCTGAAGATTTTTTTGTCAAGGCTTCCTTGAGCTTTTTTTTATTTTCTACTCTTTCGACTAGTTCCTTGGCGAAGTCAGTGAGGACTGGACCGCAATAAATGTCCTTGTCGTCCTCCTTGACCATCCTCGGCGCTTTGCCCAGCGTAGACTCAAAGTATTTTATACAACTGTGAATTGATCTTATATCCATTAGTAGAACCTCCCGTGTTGATTGTAGAATTTAAATGCCCCCATGAGGTCTCTCTCCCCTTCTCTGTTTTTGCCGATCTTGTAGATCATGTTTTTGTAACTTCCTTTCTCGTCTATTTTTGTTGCTTTGTGCATATCCATTTCCTCTGGATACATCATAATTATTACGTCAGCGTCGTTCTCAATGTCCCCAGAATCGCGTAGATGGTAAACTTCAAGCCCACCCTCCGAACGAGAGCCTTCTCGGTTCACTTGGGACAGCAATATCACGGCTACATTGAGCTCTATTGCCATCTGCTTGATCTTATGCGATATATCGGAGATGGCGTCAGTCTTGCCGAACTTCTTCGGGTCCCAGGGGACCAACTGCAGATAATCCACGACGATCAGTTTGATGAAGTGCTTCCTGGTCATTGCTCTAGCTTGAATGACTAGGTCATCTACATCCCTGACGCTGTGGCTGGTGAATAGCTTCATGCTCTCTGCCTTCTTTGTGCAGTCCCATAGCCTTTTCTGCTCATCTTCAGTTATAACTCCGTCCCTGATCCTCCTGGGGTTCACCCCAGACATAGCATGTATTAGACGCTTCAGAATCTGCTTCTGAGGCATTTCGAATGAGAATACGAGCGCAGGTATGCTTTGCCTGTCAAGAGCCCTACAAGCCATGTTCAGAGCCAACTGAGACTTACCGCAGGATGTAGGAGCCGCGATAACGCAGACTTCACCCATGCCTAGACCTCCGTCACTCAGCTTATCGTCCAAGTGACTGATGTGCGTCTTGATTACATCGGGCTGGTATGTCCCGTCGAGCATGCTCTTGAACTCGCTCTCAACTTCTTGAAGTGCCCTTTTGACATCCTTGTCGCGTTTGGACATATCGTTAATTGAAAGTAGCATGGCTTCGACGTCAGCCGAAACCTCTGAGCTAGTCTTGGATTCATCCTCCATGCTCTCTACGCTGGACTTGAACTTCCGTATCATTGTGCGGAGGTTGGACTTTTCCTTGATGGTCTCTGCGCACAGCTTGTGCTGAACGATGCCCAGGTGATTCGTGCTACCAAGAACTCCAGCGATTCCGCCAGCTCTATCGAGCAATCCAACTCTCTTCAGCTCTTCGGACAAAGATATTTCATCTATCTCTGCACCCGAAAGAGCAATGCTCTTCATGCACTTGAATATCGTTTGATTGCTTAGATCATAAAAGTCCGACTCGTCCAGTATGCTGGCGACTTCGTCGAACTTGGCTGTCCCTCGTTCATTTACAAAACTGGACAGTAAGTGTCTCTCTGCTTCTGTATTTTGTGGTATCATGTTTTGTTAATAGAGATAAAAAGAGGAGGAGCTTTCGCCCCTCCTCTCGTAGCATGAAACGAGTCGTCTTAGAACGGCTCGTCTGAACTGTCTGACTCAGAAGAACCCTTGTCCTCCTTCTTGGTGAGCTTGATCTTCAGGTATTTACCTTTCTTCTCGCTCACGTTTGACCAAGCAGCGATGTTGTATTCAACACCCTCTACGTTTAGTGGTCCCGTCATATCTGGATGCTTGTCCGACTCTTTGTAGTCGTTTTTGAATACAGCTCCAGTATTTGTGTTATCGTATTTTTGTGGCATAATTAAAACAGCTCCTCTGTCTTTTTAGTGTTACTTGGAGTAGGAGTTAGCTCCTTCTCATGTTTATTAGTAGCATCTGGATCCTTCGTATCGTCAATAGCAAACAATCCGTTGAGCGCATACTTTCTTGCGTATGAACTGGCTGAGCCAGTGATCTGGGCATCATCCATGCCCTTCTTATTTTCTGCCTCTCTAGCGTATGCTTGGGCGGTTATGAAATCATTTGAATCTGAATCATACAGATGCACAACTGATTTTACATATACTCTAGAACCGACCTCAACCATCTCGTCAGAGATTGATATTGAGCAACTCCACTCAGCAAGTAAAGGTTTTACTGCAGTGAGGATGTCTTCACAGGAGCGATATTTATACCCTCCGAACTTATTAGTCTGCCCCTTAGGGGCTTTGAGGGATGACTGAATCCCTTGTAGTTTTTGTTTTATATTATGGCTCATAGCCTATCTTGGTTATTTGTTTTCTATATAACTTAGACCTCTTGTCCGAGTTACTAGCATCCATGCTGACAAGGTCTACACCTAGGTCAAGCAAAATTTTCAACTGTTCTTCATTTTTTTTGTTTTTAAATTTCTTCTGTAGTTGAGTTGCTCCTACAGGGTGAAGCAGTCCAGTCCTGCTGAACTCAATCCAGTCAGCCATTCTGCGTAAAGCCTCTGGCAATGATACGTTTGCGCTCTTGCATGCATATCGCCTCCAAGCATTTTCAACCTTGCCCATGAAGGCGTTGCTTTGCCTGTGAAGGACTCCACGTATTTCACCGCTGTTATGGCAATGATCGACAACGCAGTCCTGCATGTCGGCTTGACTTATAGGGCACTTTCTGGGCTTGTTCTTTTCTCTCCAGACGGAAAGTTTTGTTTGAGTTATGTATTTCATGCTACAAGTCATAAAGGTCTCTTGGTAACTGCCCCCTGTCAACCCTTTTTTTCGTCTCATAAAGGCACATGGCATTCCAGATAACGGCGGATAAATGATCCTCAGCTTCATCTTCTTCCATGAACTGCCATAGATGCCTGTTGATGCTGTCGATGTATCTGGACACTGGTATTCCTTTCTGCCAGTTGTTCCTGCCATATTTCTCTGCCCCGTCCTCAAAGCGCCGTGAAACGGCTCTCAGGGCGCTTACAGGTATTAGGCTGGGTATGCCCTTGCCTCGCATAGCATCTCTTACAGCTCCAGTGCTAAAGTTCGATGTATCTCCTGAGTCTGGTATTTTCATTTTTGTTTTAATTGTTCTACTGATATTATTTTTCCTATGCCACCTCGCTTGAAGACGCATCCTCGCTTCATGTCTGGCAACTTCTTACAAATTATTTTGATTGCTTCGTTTTCCGATCTAGCCCACTTGATTGCCGACCCGACATAATCATCGGGCATATCCAACCTGGTATACTTTATTAAGTATTGGTTCACAGCTTTGGGTAGTGAATAACAAAGCCTCTGCCAGCATTCACGCCTACCACGTTGTAGTCGATCCACTCTTCGGCTTCTTCGTTTGTCATTCCATCTGCAGTAAAGACGTCAATCATTTTGAGATAGTCGTAGACTGCGTAACCGAACTGATCCGTGCCAGTGATGCACTTCTCAAGCCCGTGAAATATAACTGCTTCGTCTGCTAGCCCGAAGAAGTTTTCTTCTTCCCTCTCTGGGTGATGATTTAGTCTATACATTCTGCTATTAGAAGTGGAGTTTTTTCTTCGACGAGCAAGGCTCTTGCTCTTTTCCAATATTCTATCGTTGATTCTTTTTTCCATCCGTTCGGTCCGCCGTGATGTATACGAGCTATGTCCTGCAAGGACACTGGTCTACCTATGCGTTCTTCGGTGGCGTATCTTGAGGCGTAAGCAATAAATATATCTATGCTTGTTTCTCGGTCGAAGGCGTCTTCATGCTTCCAGTCCCTCCCTGCATATTCTGCGGCGTCCTGGACGTAGGCTTTGTGCATTTGAAGGCAACCATAGGCTAACCCATTGTCTCCTACGGCTAAGTTATCTCCTCCGCTTTCTATCTGTATTAGAACTAGTATAAGGCTTATAAGTGTCATTGCATTCTTGTTTTCCAATATAATTTACTGCAGAGCTTTGCGATTTCAATGCCTTCAAGAATCTGCTCTGCACTCCAGACCTTGTGGTAATGATCTTGGGTTTCACAATCAATGCAGATTGATATGCACCCAGGTATGTAATCCATCCTAGCTCGCTTTGAAAGCATCCAAGATTCAATTGCTAGTTGATATAAATCCTTCGGGTAAAACTTACCCTTGCCCTTGCAGTTCGACCTGCACTTGTAGTCAGCCAGGAACGCCTCTCCAGATGCATCCTTGCCAATGAAATCAACGCTACCGACTATCTTTATACTTCCTTCACCGATCATATGCTCTACGGCTATTGGCTTTACGTTGTTTTTCTTATACCACTCAATGAATGGCTGAGCCCAAATATCCCAAGGTGTTTCTTCTGGCGCTGTGCGAGCATTCATGTCCGCAAGGACGAAGTCCTCTATGCGCTTATGCACGGCGGTTCCGAACTGAGATGAAGGTATCTGGTCTCCAGTTACTGGACTCTCTCTAGTTCCGTAGGTTAAATCAGCAATATCTCTCCAGTGCAAGCTGGGCATCTCCCTAGCTAACTCTGTGATCTTCATGGGTTTATAGATACTGTCCAGGAACGGATCCTTGATGATACCCAGGACTGTTGTGACCGAGGGCCAGGCTCCCTTTACTTTCTTTGCTTGTGCTGGAGTTGCTATGTCTTCTAAGAAGACGGGGTCACCTTTGTTGTATTTGTAGAAGTGCGACATATCTTATCTAGTTTCGTATGTTGTATTTTTAGCAGATCTGATCTGCGAATCATCGAGATGAGATCATCCCTGTTCCTCCTTGTGTAACCTTTGTATAAAGCGTCTGAAGACCTTGCAACCTTTTTGTCGGTCTGACAAAGCTCTTCGGCTAAATCTTGCAGGTGCTGTCTTCTGACAATGATGTAATGATCGATGCACTCAAAGGCTATGAAGTCCTGCTCCCCGTATAACCAACCTTTGTTCCCAGAGTTATTAACAAACTCCAGCCATATAAAATCTTCTGTCTTGCCCCCTCTTCTGCTTTTACGTTTCAGCGCTTTGACATCAATACTTCCAGCCGAACATATCCAGTCCTTGTGCTGATATTGTTCTTCAAGCGTAGCCTGTCTGGCTCCTGGGTATCTTTTTTCAAGTATCTCGCCGAATGAAGATTCAGTCTTCTGTCCTTCAACCCAGGACTCCGTCCCTACCCAGTCATGGTAGGTCTGCCCCCTGTGCCCACGCATTAAAGTTCGTCCTCTTGCACTGAATCTAAAACATAATTGAATATGTATTGGATATCTTCTACATCCAAATCTTCTTCGATGGGAAAGTTTAGTATCTCCCCTTTTGTTATGTGAGTCATAACCAAGATGGTGCTCGGGAAGAACTTATAAGTTATTGATATCTTCCTCGACAGCATCTCTTCAATGCACTGCTTGACTGTTCGCTTGTGCATTTGTCTTTTTATTTTTGTTGTGTAACTATCGCCAGTTTCTAACTGCGATACCATTTTCTCCATAGTGACTCCATCTTTAACAACGGATACCACTGCGTCGGGCTCTAAAAAGTTTGCCCCCCCTTCTGGATATATATGCAGTTCTTCCATATTTTAAAAAAAAGCCCTTCAAACCCTGGTTGTCAAGGTCTAAAGGGCTTGTTGTCTGCTACATGTGATGCAGTATAATTATCACAATGCAGATCAGTAGCAGTAGATCAAGCGTATCGCCTAGCGCCCTAAGCATCTACGCCCTCCTGCAATCCTAGGTTTATGAATATCCTGTCCAGCTCCAGCATGAATAGCCGTTGCCTTTCAAGGCTTTCGTCCATAGACATGTCATCGGGAGCGTGCCAGTCCGTCAGGCATCCGTCGTCGGTGAAGTGCGTCAGGACGTCGTCGTGCAGGATTGCGGTATAGTATCCGTCGCTCTGCGCTAGGTGTCGAACTGAGCCCTCCTTCTTCAGCAGTCGTTTGACTTCGCCGAAGTAGGTGAAGGGTTCTTCCATATTTATTGTTTTTTCTTCATTCATACTTGTGTGAGTTTGTTGTGAACGATGTCGTATAGCTCATTGAACATGTTCTGCGCCAATTCGGTGAACGTGTATTGCCCACCTTCGTCGTATTCCCATGTGCCGTTTTCGCCATACCTAAGCTCGACTATCTCCGTCGCAATCTCAGTTGCTAGTTGGTTTACTGTTTTCATAGTTCTGCAGTGAAGTTGCATTCTCCATGTTCTTTTATGCAGTCCCTGATCTGCCTACCTAGGCGCAGGTCTGCGTAGTCTCTGAGCTGATCTTTGCTTATGCCGTTCTGCTCAAGAGTTTCGTCTGTGTATTTTCCCTTGTCGCCGTAGAGGTAAGATTCAATAAGCTTCTCGTCGATTGAATCTTCGATCTTCTTAATCTCCTCCTCCACGTAAGGCAACTCCTCCCTATCGAAGTAGTATTCCAAATATCCTGGAGGCTCACCTTCCACGCCGAACCTGTCGGCGGCATTTGAAGATTGAAGCGCAAACCAGAATTTTCCGTATATGTCTCCGTCGTAGTATCTACCCATTGCTTGCTCCTTCTATTGTGTAGTTCTGTAGCGTAGTGAAGTAGTCATGCTCTGGGTCAGCTTCTTCAGCCTCCCACTCGATGTCTCCTACGTCCATCTCTAGTCCTGCTCGTTGCTCTGCTTCGAATTCATCTTCAGCTTCAACTAGCACTCCAACGTATGCTCTGCATATGTATGTTTTCATGTATTCTCCTTTCTGTTATCTACTAAGTCCTGAATGTATACATCCATTACATCCCAACTTATGCCTATGTTCGCGTCGTGCTTACTCTCCATGTGCAACAATATTTCATTTGCTTCATCTTCGGTGAGCGTGACGCCCTGTTCTTTTGCTTGATGTAGCACGTCATCCGTGCACCAAGTTATGTTTATTTCCATTTTTAGCTCCTCTTTTTTCTGATCGCATCGCAGAATGCGGTGCTCAAGTGTTCGTCGTGCGATACGTATTCGTATCCCTCTGGCGGTGGTGGGTCGATAGCGTATCTGACCTCCGAGTGAATGCACCCGTAGATCGTGTCGTCCAGATTGCTGGGCACGTCATCGTCGTTCCACTCAGGGAAGTGCATCTCGTATTTCGATAGCACCTCCCTGATTTCATCCATCACCATGTTGGTGATGTCGTCAATGGTTTCTTCTAAGTGTTTGCCCTTGATCACAGTATGTCCTCCTCCATTAATTGTTCCCCTGCGAGGTCTTCGATTAGTCGCAGTTCTTCTTTTGTCAGCGGAGACACGACCCCGTGTATGTCATGCGCCTTCAGCCAGTCCAGTTCTTGGTCTTCAGCGTCATTCAAGAATTTGACTGCGCAGATATCCACGCACTCGATCTCGACTTCGTCCCACTTTTCAGTGCAGTTCTTGTCGTCGCCGTAGGTTGAAGTGCATTCGCAATGCTTCAACTCCCAGTAGACTTCAGTCTCGGCGAAGCATTCTCTGCCACGCAGTTCTAGTTCTACTTGCACGTAGGTTCTCATTTGAAGACCCTCCTTTCTACGTCAGCGCAAGCTTGCTTCCAAGCTTCCCAGCTCACGAAGTTATTGCACCAGTTGCAAGGCGCTTTCTTCTTCTTGGCGACCTGCTCGCAATATTTTTCAATGGCTGAGATAATTACTATTTGATTAAGCGGTGAACCGAAGTTCATCGCGTCCGTTACTTTTTCTATGTTTGTTCTTGTTTTCATGTTTATCGTTCGAATCGTTCTACGAATTTCGTGAAGCTCCTTTCGGCAACTTGCGTTAATACATCGATGGCGTCGCCATCACTTTTCAGGCGTAAACTAGACTTTAAATTGTCTAGGGTTTTTCGGGGGACTTGCATGCCCCCCAGTTGAACTACGATGTTACCATCGCCGTTGGTGTAGTATTCCATATAACTATTAGGTGCGGTTATTCTTGTTTTCATGATTCGTATTCCTTTATTCCCATTTGAAAGCCGAAAGCGTAGTCAGCGGCTCGTTCGTCCTTAGTCGAGTAGGGGCAACTGTAGCCGTGCCCAGACATAGCATCGGCGAAGCCCTTGTTGTAAGCGGTTTTGGATAGGATCATTGTATCTTCGCTGACTAGCATGAGTTTTTTCACAAGCCCCTCTATTCGAACTAGCCTCTCATAGTAGTCGTGCGGTTCTGTCTCATCGAGTGCATCCTGCACTTCTTGCCAGAGTTTATTGAGTGTCCCTTCTTTTTTCATACTTCTACCTCCGATGTGTCGTATCCGTTTTCTTTTAACAGTTCAATGACTCCCCGTGTAAGGCAGAAGACTCCGTCGTAGTCGATGACCTTCTTGTCTTCGAACCAGAGACCGCCTTCGGCGTGCCACTCGTTGCCTCCAGTTTTTTCGTCGAAGTATTCGAACCACCCGTAGGTGTGGTCTTTGATGCCAACTGTGCAGTTGATCAAGACTTCTGGGTCTTCGTATATTGTGCCAAAAGAGTTCTCTAGCGCGAGATGCTCTGTAGTTAGTTTGTTGTATGTTTTGTGTTTTTCTTTTGTTTTCATAATTAAATGTCCTTGCCGTAAAGCGCCATTGTGAAGCCGAAGGCTATGACCCCCAGCAATATGATTTGAATGATTGTTTCCATTGTCCCCCCTTTTCTATCCAAGCCCCCCTTTTTCGCCATTGATGATAGCGGAGGCACAGAGAAACCCTAGCCAGCGAACTGACTAGGGTGTGCTTTTATCTGTTCCAAGCGTCCTTAATTGTTACCCAGATTATCGCTTGCGCTTCGTAGCCTTTCAACTTGTAGGCGCGAGCAAGCTTGACTGTAACCGCTTCAATTCTGCGATACTGCGCTTGCGTGCAACTTTCGGCGGTATCCGTCACGCCCTGATCAGGTCGAGCAAGGCAAGCGCGAATATGCCACTTGTCCGCCGTGACATGATCAGGAGACAGCAAGCCAACGTTCATTGCGAAACTGTGAGTTTTCGGCGATTTCTCAGAGAGCGACACTTCATCTGCCAGAATGGCAAACGCTTTGCGCTTGTTCGCATTGTAAGTGCAACATTTGACTGTCTCTTGCGGCTCGTCGTAGTGGTAAGCGTTGCACACGTTCCAAGCGTCCGATTTGTTTCTTGCCCATTTGTTATTCGGTGAAAGCGCTGAAAGCACGCCAGCAACCTTGTAAGGATCCATCCCGAAATCGTATGCTGTTTGTTTGCACCATGCTTGCGCTTCCCTATACCATGCCTTGCCAGCTTTGAACTGTTCGCGGTTTGCAAGATCGAGCCATCTCTGCAAGTTGTTGTATATTTTTCTGTCTGTTGTATCTGTAATTTTAATCATTTTTTGTTTATCCCCCTTTTTTGTTTCTCCCCCCTTTGTCACTATTGATGATATCGGAGGGCACAATAAAAGGCGACGGGGGAAACCCCCGCCACCTTGTTTGTTTACACCATCCCGAAAAGCATTTCGTCGAGATAGTCTGGCTCCAGACCAAAATGATCGTATCCAAGTTGCACGACGTCATCGTAATTAGGATTGCCTGATACCAGCAACTCAGCAAGGTCTCGCTTGCACTCGTCGATTCTGTCTTGTGCCTCTTCGGCGGTAATGCCGTCACGATTCATCAGAGTTTTTTTGATGCTCAGTCTATCCATCTGAGTCCTCGCTTTCTGCAGCATTCTTTAAATCGGTGTCCTGGTCTAGTCCAACTAAGGCTTTGAACTTGGTTTCGAGTTGTTCGAACTTGGCAATCCATTGGTCGCGCTCGAGAGTAACCGCGTCGAGTGCCGCGCTTGGCATCGCTAGCGTCATTCGCTCGATGCACTGCTCAAGCTTTTCAACTCTGGAGCCCAGGTCTCCGATCTCTGGGACATTGCCAAAGCAGTAAGCGTCAAGCGCTCGCTCGATGTCGTAATCAAAGTCATGATCACGGACTGTTTCTTCAACTTGGTAACTAACATCTAAGTTGTCCACTGCATCAGATACGTATGAATCAACTGTACTTTCAATAGAGGAGCTTAGCTCCTCTGCAAGGAGATCGGTGTCAATCTCCGCTTCACTGTTTGTGATTTGAATTTTCATTCTTA